AATGTCGCCTTCGTCTTTGGCTCCAGCTTTGGTTAATCGTTCTGCTATTACACCCATCTTGCGTAGCCATCTCATTACATCGGTTTCAAAGGTGGCTCCCTTAACCTTGTTATATTTAGCGCTCATTAGTTCACCACTTGGTAGTTAGAGTTTAGATAAGCTCTACCTTGTTGATCTGCATCGCCTATCTGACACGAAGCAAAGTCAACAAACAGAGTTGCAAATTGTGAAGCATCGGCAGTGTGTGGACCAAACCGATTTTTTACAGGAGCAATTCTTAGTATTTTATTACTTGGATCGTAGCCAAGTGTCAGTATTATGGCTGGCAACTGGCTTACCTTTCCGTGTATGGAGCGTCGCGCAGGTGGCATAGTCGTTGAACCATACTCACTCTGTTCTGAAACGTGATGCAATACAAGTACACACGCTTCAGTTTTACGAGCCATATCGTGAAGCTCCATCATAATTGCTCGTAAACCTGCCCATTCATTATCGGTTTCAGCAGCAACATTCATTAAGTTATCTATCACAATTAACTCTGGTGCTACCCCATACAATTCTACATAGGCTTTAATCTCCATCTCGATATCATCAAGTGAAGGACTAGAATCAAAGACCCATTGAATATGGCTCATACCATCTAAGTAATTATCGTAGTAGTTTGCGCGAGATGTAATGTTTTTTTCTACCGTTAATTGTGTATGGCTAGATAAATGTGCTGCTGATCTAATCATTGCAGTAGTGGTATCAGTATCAGCAGAGAAAAATAAGGTAGGAACTTTTGCTTTGATAGCATATATCAATGAGAACATTGACTTACCAGCGTTAGGTGCAGCCGCAACCATACATACTTGACCACGACGAAACTTAATTTGGTTATTATCTAAAGCTCTCCACACAACCGGTAGCGGCGTAGCCTTTGTGGTTACACCGCCCCAAGCACGTGAGAGTTTAAGCACTTTTCCCTTTCTGTCGTACAGTTATTCTTCTTTTACGACGAATTACTCTACGTTGTTGCTCGACCAAACCGCCCCAAATACCAAACGATTCATTAGCAACTCCCCATTCGGCACATTCAATTTGATGGCGACATTTACGACAAACACTTTTAGCATACATAGCATCCATCTTGCTACTTGTGGAGTTTTCCTTTTCAGGAAACCACATATCGCCACCAACTTCTGCACATAAGGGAGCCTCATAATCTTTTGGCTCTCTCATAAACTAAGCCCAGATAGTCGCTGCTTGACTTTCCTTGGGTACCTTAGCGCCAGTCCAATTTGGACCTGCTGATGGGTCAAAGAAGCCTTTATATGGCTTACCTGTAGCCTGTGCCTTACCGTGTTTAAGAACCATTTTACCTCTGCCACACTCTGGAGCTTCAGGTAAATTATAGATCCAAGTATTGCCGTACTTATCTACGACTGTATCGCCACCACCTGATGCAACTGGTGCTGCACTAAAGGCTTGCGTAATTGATGCAACCGTTGGAGCGTTAGTGCTGATACCTAATTCCATACCGGTAGTTTTAATGTTAGTAGCGTTCATAGCAATATCTGCTAGACCTGTTTCAAGTTCTGTTACTGTACTTGCATATAGATTAACAAGAGTTCCATCGTTTAATTTGTAATTAACTTGGAACTTGATTCCTTCAGCAGCCATTATTTTCCTCCATCTAATTTAACAGAAAGCCTTATGCTTTCCTGCCCTTGCTTGGTTGGTACAAAACCCATTACATCTTGCACTACCACTTTATCAACTTGCCTAGCACCTGCAACAGTAGTCCAGATTACTTCAACTCCAGTATTAGTTATACCAGTAATACCACGCAGAGCTTCTTTTATATCATCTTTCTTATCACTTAGCAATTTGATTTGCTGATCTAACTGAAGATACTCAAGTGCTTGTGAACTTGCCACTTCATCTTCAATCAATATGCGTTCAGCTTTGATACGTTCTTTTTTTATACCGACACATCCAATGTCATCAGTTGCATCGTAGTATTTGCAATAGTGCTTGCAGAAAGATTCATCTCTTTCCGGTTCGGGAATAGTTGCTGATGCCTTGACTCCTTCAAGCCAGTTAAGTGCATCAACTGCCATTGATTCATTGTAAGGTTCTGTGTGAACCTTTACATCGCGTTCATCACCATCTCTAGCTATAGCTACAAGACTGACATTTCGAGGCTTCCCCGTCCCCGACTTATCAATCAAGTAGCCATAGACCTGTACCTGCCAGCGTTGCTGCTGAGTAGGAAAGTAAGAAAGGTTTTGTTTCTTAACTGTTTTCCAGTCAATAACATCACCGGTGGAAGGAATCCAACAATCAATATGTGCCTTCATTCCATTGTATTCAACTTCCGATTCTAATACTACATCTTTGTTATCTGCTAGGGCTTTCTCAATTTCTGTATGGATAGCAGTACCCATAATTGCTGCAAGTTTTAATTCATTGTTATTAGTTTCTGGTTGGTTGTTAAGACGATACCAAACCTTACGGCGACAACCACCTAACTCTGATGGACCTATCTGCACCTGAGTAGAACGAGATTTACCAGCGTCCTTAGTTTTCAGTGCATCAAGTAGTAACTGCTTTATCTCTATCAACTTACTTGTCCCATCCATTTAGTTATTGTAATGTTAAAAAACAAAAAGTTCAACTGTAAAATGATAGCGATTCTATTTGATTCTTCGTACTCCACTAGGTAATAATAATCAATACCTAATGAAAAGTTTGATAGATAATAGCGATTAAAATGAATCGTGAACTTGCCAATATCTTTAAGCATTGATTGGATAGTTTTCTGATTGTGCTAAAACAAAATTATCAAGTTCACTTATTTTGTAACGATAGTGACTGCCAACTTTTGCTCTAGGTATATTTAATTCTTTTCCTCGTTGATAGAGCCAATGCTTACTAACGCTTAAATACTCTGCTGCTTGATTTAATGTAATCCATCCTTCTGCCATTTTGTACCTCCTAGTAGTTTCTCTGAGTAACCAATTGAATCGGAGGACAGGTATTGATGTCAAGTACCGACGCTATCTCAACAGCGTGTTTTGCCACCTTACTTGCCTTATCTAAAGTTAAGTTAGCAGGTACCACTGACGAGTAGAGATAACCCAAGGCGAACTGACCACCTGAGCCAATGCCATAGATGCCATACTCAGATTGTAGAAATGATAGGTCACAGGCTATGTGATAGACCAAGCCATTAAAAGCAATTAGATAATCAAAGCCAGCTTCCTTATCTTTATCAGCGCTAGTAAACTCATAAGAGTTGGCGCGGAAAGTTTCTATGATGGATGGAATGATTTTTTTACCCATAAATTGGGTGGGATCTTCGCCGCGATAAAGGGGTGGCTTCCAGTTATAGGCGAGGATATCTCCAGGTCTTGAGTCACCGGAGATGGCAATTAGATACTTACCAATGGTGACTATCTTGGGCGTGGTAAAGCTAATGGTGCGTAAGTTATCCTCAGTAATTTGGGAGTCAGCAGCAATCACGCACCCATCTTTGGTTTGGATGGCAACGATAGTGGTCATAGTGGGCAGAGTACTATCACTACGGCGTGTCGTCGCGTAGCGACACAGCTTAATGTGTAAACTACGAGCCGTGAGGCGAGTTAACAGAAGGGGCGCATAGCGCCCTCTGAGATACAGACAGTGCGATTCCGTCTACCAACCCTGCAATTTTTAAGCAGACCTAAACTACCAGAAGTATTTGGTTCTGACCTTAGAACACTTGGACCACTACATACCTGCCCTTGTGGTTCTACCATATTCAACATAATGGCATCCTTCGAGGACTACGAATTAGTTTGGTATTTCCTAGATGCAACTTGTGTCAATTGTGGGAACCTAGTCACAATCCCTTGCCCAGTTGATGATCCTAGTAAACAGGCATAAAAAAAGAAGCGGGCAACCCGTTAAGGTCACCCGCCATTTACTGCCTCGCAGTGTTTTTAGATTACTTCTTCTTTCCAAACTCTTTGGCAGAAGGGTCAATAGCCTTGAGCAAGGGGGCTGCAACTGCGGCTGCGGCTGCTGATAACAGAGCTTTAGGATCTGTTACTCCTGCTAGGTATAGAGCTAAAATTGCTGCAAATCCAGCACGAAAATATGTTAAAGCAATTTGTTTCATTTTTTCTGTATTCATTCTTCTCCTTATGGTTTTTTCTTAGGTAAAGGTTTAATTTTACTTATTACCTTTGCCTTCGGAACCTCACCCATCCAGGCAAACCAGTTAGTGGTATCGCTACCACACTCTGGTTTAATGGATATGTGAAGATGATGGTTGTGCTGGTTAGAACCGGTGTATACATCATCACCGTTTTTTTGACTCCAGATTCTACCTTTGAAAATTAAATACTTAACTCTATTATCGTGCTTTAACTGCTCGTATACGTAAGCACAGTCAAAGCCATTAACTGGATCGTGAGATAAATCCACTGCAAAGCCTGAGTTATGGTCAGAGTTAGGGTTTTGTTTTTGATGAGCAGTAGATGGTAGTAGCCCATCAGATGCTTTAATCCGTTTAGGCTTAAAGGCAGTTGCTTGACGAAGTACTGCTATGGCAGCAGGTTGTGCTTTCTTGACTAATGGAATCATCTTTTACCTTCAAGTAGTAAGTCTATTATTTCATCAATGCGTTTTTCTAGTCTTGCAATTCTTCCTTCAAGATTATGCCCACCGTTTCCATCAGGTTTTAACTCTGATAGATAGCGTGTAACTAACCAACGGACTGCTCCTATAAAGGAGCCAACAATTGTGCATACAGCTACAGATAGGGCAGCCCAGTCAGTTATAGTCATTATTAAATTGTCCTAATCGTTACAAGTAATGTGCCACCAAATCCAGAGAAGCGTTTATCTTCTGGAGTTCTATTGATAAAGTCCATTTCTTCAATGATACCAAGATATGATTCACCAGTTCTAAAATCTTGAACGCGGATAGTATCTCCAGCATTTTCAATTGTTTCTAGTTGTGCCATACGAACATAAGCAGATCCTTCATAACCAATTTCATTGCCAAACTTGTCACTTTCGTGGTCATAACAAAAGACTGGATATTGAATAAGTCTTTGACGCGGTACTGCTGGTAATGATTTTAATTGATAGCCAGTAAATAGCGGTCCTTTAAGGACATCAGTTGCAGAACGAGTAAGTGTAAATTGAAAACCAAGATATTCTTGTGCGCTATTTGGATAACTCACGTTAATCTCTGAAACTGTTGATGCCTGAGCAAAGGTACCAATACGATAATAGGTATCCGAATAGTCAATAGAATCAATGTTAATACCACCATCAGTAGTATCAATACGAGCTTGAAGTAGTTTATAGATTTTAGTTTCAAGCGTGTTATACCTAATGTAACCAGTACGAAGATAACCTTCGGATACTAGGCTAGTAGTTGATTCAGCCCAAGTATTGTTACCAGTTGTAAACGCAGCGCGGTCTGAGTTACCAAAGAAGGCAACTTGACTTGATTTTGCTGAAGTTCCACTAGCAACTAAATCCCAAGCCCAAGGAAAATAAAGGCTGTTAGCTAATACAGTTGTTGATAAATCTACCCTAACAAGTCCTGCCTCACCATCTACAGTAGTGGCAATGTAAGCAAAGCGGTCACGAAAAGCAATAGCGTTACAGGAAGCAGCATCAAAAAGTAATGGACCATATTGAATATCACCGGTTGCACTGGAAACACCTGCTCTAAAACCTAGACTTGTAGCAAGAATGGCATAGGTTCCAAGGTATACATCAAAATCAAGAATTTTCTCACCTTGTGGCATATCAATAATAACAGTTGGTGTTTCAAGAGTTGGAAAGCCTAAAGAGTTAGGAGTTGTTGGATCTAATGTAATTTTGAATACTGAAGATGAAGTTCCATTTGGGTCATAGCCTGATAGATAGATAGCTTGTGGTCCTTCAGAGATGCTAGACCACACCCAAGAAGTATTAGGATGAGTAAACAAAGCAGCAGGTAAAGCACCAGAGGCATTATTAGCATCTAATTCGTAGATGGCACTGCCAATAGCAGCGATAAGACGTTGTTTAACAAAACGAATAGTGGCGCGAGTAGTGCTAGAAGCGTTATAGATTTCAGTATCGCTAGTAGTACCAGCAAGGTTGCCTCTATGAACGTGTGTACCATTGATAAAGAAGTACTGCTTACCATTGGTGGTAAGGCTATAGATAGTGGATGCGGTACCAGTCTGGGTATAAGTAGATGAACTGTTACCAGTTGTAATCTTCTTTAAGGCAGTTCCATCTGTTACTAATATGCAGTCATTGGTGCCATCGTTGACACCGATAAGTTGAGCAGCAGCAGATCCAGAATAGAACGAGGCTGTGTCATTTAATAAAGTTGCTTGACCTCTAGTCCAAACATCTAAACCTTTAGATTCGGTATATTGAAAGCGTAGCGATTCATCTTGTGCTGGCTCAAAGAACTTAGCACCAGCTCCATAGTGAAATGATGATTGACTTCTTACCCACCAACCAGTAAGTGTTTGCTCGCCTGGTTCCCTAGATTGGTCAACTTGTTGTTTACGATACTGAGCAGTTACGCGACGATAAGGTATCTCATCTGAGTTGGCAAGAAAGAATGGCAAAGCTGCAATTGCAACTTCATAAGAGGCACCGGTAGGTGTATATGTTGTAGATCCTGCTGGGTTGGAGAGTACATAGGGGATTCCCTCGGTGATGTCATCACTATATGGCATTATTCAACCTCCAAATACTTATTAAGATAGTCAATAGCAGATTGAAGTAATTCTGGATTGTCTTTGAAATTACCTAATGCGACATTACAGTTGTGACATAACACGCCTCTTGGTTGTGAGGAATCGTGATTGTGATCAGCGTGAAACGCTCCGCGTCCACCCGCATTTGAACTTTTGCAAATAGCGCAAACTTGACCTTGTTCGTCAAACCGTTCATTAAATAGTTTAGGAGGAAAGTTGTAAAGCCTTTCTCTGTTCCAATTTAATCTCGTAGCGCTTATTTTCCCTTGATTATTCTTGCGATATTTCTTAAAGCGTGGGGCTTCACATTCCTTACAGGTATACCGATAGCCTCTTTTAGATGAGGCTTCTTTGAAGAAAGAATCTATAGGCTTATGCTCGTTGCATCTATTGCATTGCAAGTCATCGCCATATGCCATCTATTATCTCCCATACTTTGCCCAGATATAACCTACGATTGAACCACAGATAAAACTAAATATCATTATTGCCATCATATTGACCACCATTCATTCTTAATTGGTTGTCCTCGTTGCTTCCATCTTAAATCTCTAAGCATTTTATTCTGCTTAGCCCAGTCAATATCGCTATCCGAGTGCTGCGAATCAGATGTTATTCTGGCAGTACTATTTCTTGCCAGTTTAATTCTTCCTCGTTCCATTGATACATTTTCCCATCTTGCGGATAAGCAATAGGCGAATTCCATCGGCAAGTAGCCTCATCTAATACCCACGAATCAAAAGGTTTGGGCGGGATAAAAGCATCTCTGACTTCATCATAGGAATATCCAACTCCAGCATAATTAAATTTTATGTTGTTGTTGTAACTTGTTTTTATCCAAGTACCGCCAAGATTATCGAGTAACCATTGATAACCTTCATCACCTGCGGGGTCGTTGTTATCTCCAACAAGAACGCGAATTACTTTATTTTCTGAATCTATTTCTGCCCAATGACTCATACTGCGTACCTCACAATAACTATTCCTGAACCGCCTGCGCCGCCGCCTGTAACTACTACACCGCCACCGCCACCACCGCCGCCACCCGTATTTGCAGTGCCAGCGAATCCATCTTGCGGGTTAGTGTATCCACCTGCTCCACCGCCACCCGCGCCGCCTGCACCAGCCGTATGACTTTGCGGTTGATAACCACCGCCACCGCCGCCGCCAGCATAATAACCGCTTACACCTGTTGAAGTAGCGGAAGCCCAAGCCGATAAAGTATTCAAACCCGCGCCGCCTGCTGGTGAAACGCCACCAACCGCAACTCCCGTACCATTACCACCTGCGACACCCGCTCCACCGCCTGCGGAAGCGTAATACCCACCACCGCCAGCAGTTCCATAACCTGTTGCTCCGCCTGTATTGCCTTGATTGGTACTGCTACCAGTAATCCAACCACCACCGCCAGAGCCGCCTGCTAATCCTGCTACGAGTTGCCCACCCGCTCCACCACCGCCATTTGAAACAATGCTATCAATAGAACTATCAACGCCCATTCCACCATTACCCGCACCAGTAGTTGCACCTGCACCACCGCCGCCAATAACAACAGATTTTGTACCTGTAATGCTTTTGCCAGAGTGATAAGAATATCCACCCGCGCCACCGCCAGGACCGTAAGCGTGTCCGCCACCGCCACCACCTGCAATACATAAGATTTCAAATGTTACTGAACCCCCGCTAACAACTAAATTGCCGTTAGAAGTAAACACCCGATAATTATATCCACCAGAAGTATAAAGAGTGCCGCCAGTAACGGTTGGGGCAAGATGTCCACTTATCTGACTTGCCATTATTCCTAGAATTGGTGTCATTAGGAGAGGTCACCGACTATCGTAAATACATTTGATGCGGTACAGATAACGGTACAAGCTGAGTATTGCGCTCTAAGTACTGGAGCTGCTGGAGTGGCACCAGTTGAAGTAATGGTTACACCTGATCCTGCGGCAAAGGTAGTAAGACCAGCACCGATAGATTGAACATTGATTTGTTCACCTGCTGCAAAAATTGATGGTGGCACTGTTAATGTAATTGATGCAGCATTTGATGTAGTAACAAGTTTACTTGAATCAGAAGCAACTAAGGTGTAACTAGTTCCTGTCTGTGCATTAAGGGCAAGGTTTATCTTTGCGCTGTTAATGGTAGGGCTAGTCAAAGTCTTATTAGTAAGAGTATCTGTTGTTGCCTTACCCACCAAGGTATCGCTAGTTGTAGCAGGTAGCGTTAGCGTATTGGTACCAGCAATAGCAGTTGCTTGAACAGTTGTAGTACCAGAAGTTGACCCACTAAAAGCAAAAGATGCTACTGGTGAAGCATTGTTACGGAAGAATATAAGATCATCGCTAGTAAGCACGTGCTTAACAGAAGCACCTGCTGTATGAGCAATACCAGATACTGCCGGTACTCCAGTACCAGCCTCACCTCGAACAATAGTTAGAGTATCACCAGATACTCCTGTTACATAAACAATTTCTTCATTGGATGTATCTGCATCTAGGGCAACTGTAAAGATATCTACGTTGCTAGCGCCAAGAGTAATACCACCCATTAAGGCTGTAGCAGTACCTGTTGCTACTACCATAGTAGTAACAGTGGTATTGATACTACTAGCAAGTGTAGTTGCGGTACTAATACTCGAATACTGTCTAGTCATTTATCTGCCTCAGCTTGTGTAGTGGATACGAATTGGATATTTGTCTTGCAATTTTAAGGCTTCTTCATTAAGTCTTTGTTGATATAAAGCAAAAATATAACGCGAGGCAGAAACTCCTGCTGTGCTTGGAATCTTGGTATCGTTAAGGTCAGCTTCTGCTGAACTCAAGTTAATTCGACCAGCATCTAGGTATGAAAGTAATTTATAGGAAGCACCAAGTATGGCTACTTCAGCAGAAGAACTAGGTAGCCCAGTTACATCTGCGTAATCATCGGTAGAATTATCTAAAGTATTAGGAGTTGTTGTATACCAAACTTGGACTGTTCTTCCTGGTTGGATATTTTCATAAATGTTTACAGTATTTTGAGTATTAAAGGTGGCAACATTTGCCATCTGGTCTGCTCTCCAACGGTTGATAGGTAACCATTCTTGGCTAGATCCTGTTGTTTGCCAAGACATATAAAGAATTGACTCTAAGTCATCTGGTAGTGCGTAGGTTACTTGACTAGCATTAAAGGTAAAGGTGGTTGAAACAGTTGCCCATAGTTTAGGATAAAAACTATTGATAGCATCATTGATTGCTTTTTTAATAACATTTCTAGGAAAAGTTGGTGTAAGAGTTATCTGAGCATACTGGGCGTGGGGTGAAGCATTAGTGTTTTGATAGCCTCTACCAAAACCTGGAGCTGCATTAAGAGTACTACTGTTTTGGTCAAAGTTATCAATCCAGATTAGTTCATCATCAATTTCAATTATGCCTTTGGCTAAGTTAGAACTAGAACCAATAGTCATAGCGGTAGCAGTAGATGTGATAGCACTATTAAGATAAGTTATTCTATCTTGACGCAGGGTGTAACCTGCTAAAGATGAGCGAACCTCATCTATCATATCGCTAAGTGTTGGCATTATTTCCTTTCGTACCAGCCATCTCCCCATAGAGTTAGCAGTCTTGCAAAATACTGTTCATATTGTGGTGCTACTGCATCTAATGAATATAAAGATACAGCTCGTTTATGTATTGCTACTGGATCTAAACTCTTTACCCATTCAGTTGCTACTGCAAATTCCATAGAATTTCTGCAACGATATCCGGTAATACCTTGTGGATTTGTTTCAGTAAAAGCACCCCAGTCAGTTGTGATAGTGGGTGTTCCACAAGTCTGTGCTTCTATAACTACATTACCAAAAGGTTCTATGTAAAGTGTTGGAGCAAATAGTGCTATCGCACCACCCATTAACTTTGCTCTTTCTTCAGGACCTACTGGACCAACCCATTCACCATATTCAATGTTTGGTTTGCCAGGACCTGCAAGGATTAAACGCAATCCCATTTCTTTGCAGACGTGTTGGGCAATCATAATACCCTTGCGATCTACCATACGTCCTTC